GTAATATTAGTCAAAAAAATAAAACAAGATATTCCAAGTTATTTTAAAAAGACTGAATTGTATAATATATATATGGATATTTTACCAAAAATTGAATTAAAAAAAAATATATGTGTTCATTTAAGGTTAGACGATGAAGCTTATTATATTCCTAAAAAACAAAATTTAATGAAAAAAGGGGATAGTGTTATTGAATATATTAATAGTAACTTTAATACTGTTATGGATATGACTGTTTTAGAAGGCTGTACACCTTGGATACGACAACATAATTGTGATTTAAATCTATTATATAAATTTATTAAAAAACTTCAAATAAAACATGGTGTATGTAATGTAGATATAATAACATCACCTATTCCTTCAAATTTTAAATTTCCAGATTCATTTAAAAAATTTAACGTGATTCGAAATTTAAATATAGATGAGTCCATATTATATATGATAAATTCTGATATATTAGTATTATCAGCTAGTACAGTTGCTTATACTGCTGGATTACTACATAAAGGCAGTCAAATTTATTATCCATATTGGAATCATTATTTTTCATATGGTTTAAATTCTAAATTTGATAAATCTAACTGGCAAGTATTTAATATGTTTAATATTTAACTCCAATAATGAACCTTTGAAATATGTTTTTTTTTACATTTTTTAAGCAGGAAGATCCAATTTTAAACCAAAATTAGATTCTCCCAATATAAAAATAGAAACATAAAAAACATTTAATAACCATTTGTAAATGATTTATTTATATAAATAAACCATTTGTAACTCGCCACTCATTTTGTTAGTTTATCAAGAAATTGTATTATTAATCGAAATCCTTTTGTAATTTTATCATAAGCTTCTGGGTTTAATTTGTTATTTGTTTTATCAAATGTTATTTTTTTTACATCAATATCTACCAATGAAAAACGCAAATTCATCCCAGATTTATTAAAGGCTTCCCCTGGTACTGTCACAATTCCCAATGTATTGATTAAATATTCTGACAATTGAATCGACGATTGAATACCATATTTTTTTTCCAATTGTTTTTTATATTTTTCAAATCCAATAAACATATACCATGCACCAGTTGGTTTTATATAATCCAAATTGGTTGATTCTAAAATATCATCCACTGCTTGAATTATTTGACTGAAAATCCGTTTTGTTGTGTCACAATGATTTTGAAAAATCTTGTGATTTTGGAACATATCTGATGTGGCATGTTGAAATAAAATAGATGGACAAGAATAAACAGACGAAGCATTTGAATTACAAATATGAAATAGATCAGTGAGTTCTGTGGGAAATGTCATCCATCCCAACCGATATCCACCACATCCCATATCTTTGGAAACAGATGATCCACGAATTGTTTGGCCAGGTATATATTGAGAAATCGATTCAATGTTATCTACTAAATTGGCGTAAATTTCGTCAGTAAATACTAAACAATTATGTTTTTTTAAGACTTGAGCAATGGCCTGAACTTCTTGGGGTGTATAATGGATTCCCGTTGGATTATTTGGATTATTAAAAATCAACATTTTTGGACAATTTTCGTAGTTCTGTAATGTTTGATCAAGAATTTTCAAATCCACTTTATAGCCATCTTCATAAGTTGTTTCAATTTCCACCAATTGATCGATTTTTCCTAACAGTCCAATTTGCTCTTTATAACTCACCCAAGAAGGAGTGAGGTGAATAATTTTAGAGGAAGATCCATACAGTTGTAAAAAAGATAGTTGAGCAATAAAGAGAATTTCTTTGAGACCATTTCCACAAACAACATGTTGAATTTTATATTGATCATTGGAAAATGTGGTTTGAATAGTTTTTTGAAATTTAGGAATTCCTTTTGCGGATGTATAATCTTTGAGATGGGCATATTTTTGGACTAATTCAATAAATTTTTGTGGTTGGGGAATTGGATTTGCTCCAAGACCAAAATCATAAACAGGAAGATTATTTGCGAGACGTTGATTTTTAATTTCTTGGCATTTTAGAGTTGCTGAAACTTTCATTTTTTAGATTTATTATTTATTTGTTATATGATTTTAAAATATTTTTTATAAATATTTCAAATTCATTTTTTTTTTGACACCATAAAAAAAATTTCAACATCAAGAACTACGAAGAGGCTTTTATGGGGACAACATGTTTTTTTAATAAAATTACAATTCCTTTGTATACATATTCTATAACAATTGGTTTATTATTTCGATAATCATGACAAAAATTATCCCATTTATCTTTGGCAGACAGACTCATATCATCAATACATTCTCCAACTCTTTTTTCTAAAATACCAAAATTTTTATTTGCTATTTGATCCAGAGCAGGATTCATTTTCTTGTATTTCCAAGAACTGCCACTACGAAATTTTACATGTTTGCTATTTTGATTATCAATTTTAAAATTATTATTTTCTGGATGTGTTGTATCATAATGGATCATCTCAATCAATTTACTAATTGAATTTTTCGGATCTAAAAAACATTGTTGAAGTTTTTGTGCTGTTATATGGGATAAATCTTCATTTCCAAAATTCAAAATTGCGACATTATTCGTTATTTTGTTGTTAATTGTTGTGCTATTGTCAATATTGCTGTTGATATTATTACTGGCATTATTTGCAGAATTACATATTCCGACATGTTTTTGTAAGTCTACTTTTGTGAAAAACAAATCACAATAGCAGCATTTGTAATCTAGTTTGTCATTTTGTTTAATGTAATTTAATGGATTTTTTTTACAGGTTTGAAAATGTTCATGTAATCCAGAAACTCGAGAATATTGTTTATTACAATATTTACATATTCGATTTTTCTTATTAGGGCATTTTTTTTGGTGTTTTTGACAAACAATATTTGTTACAAAAGTTTTTTTGCAATATCTACATGGAATTGTTATTATATGTTTGCATCCATTTTTATTCGTAATGTGACGTTCATAACGATATTTTCGATCTGTGCTATATTCGCAATTTTCACAAAAAAATTTATCTGTTAAACATGGATCTTGTTTTAATTTTAAAATTTTTAAATTTATTGTGTGTTTATCAACATCAATCGGTAAATTTTTATTTGGTTTTGGATTGTGATTTTTTAAAATAAGATTTGGATGTACAATACTCCAATATATATTAATCATACTACCTAAATCTCCTTCAAAATATTCTGTTCCCTTAATTAAAATAAATAAGTTTTTAAATTTTGATTTCAATGTTGATTCAACATCAAATACATTTTTTATTAGATGAACACCATAAACAATGGTTTTTGATCCAAATCCTTTAACTCTTGGTGTTCCATTTTTATATGACAATCCTATTTTGAATTTATTTTTATCTTTTTCATTACCAACATATTCATCTGGTTTAATTATGTATATAACGCCATCATATTTATTATAAACACGATTCATATTTTTTGTAATAATTTATCATAAAATCATTTTAAGTAATTTTTGTCCATCAGATATTTTTTCGTTTGTGACCATAAAAAAAATTTCAAAAAGTATCTAGAATTTTTACATATAATAAATTTAATAAATACATGTATATTTTTTTGAAAACTTCCTTATTTAATTGTTTGTTGACATGCCGAAATCAATTGTTACCACTTACCATCGAGAACCTCTACTGGTTGGTTGAAATCCACCATGATTTCCCCCCCCAATTTTCCAACTATGTGTATTGGTACTGGCATTATATGTATGTGTTCCTCCCCCATAAGTTCGCATTAAACCATTCCAAACACTGGCTGATCGTTGCGCATAAGATTGTGCTTGTTGTCGCGCTTGTTGACTATATGATTTACTACCGCAAACTCCCATTTCTATATGAAATTAAATGTGCGACTATACAACATATGTATTTAAAAAATCAAATTTTTGCTGTCACATAATGTCACCTAATTAAAATTTGATTGTTTTTTTTTACTTTATCATCATTCAAAATTCACATGAATTTATCCACATTACCAAATGGACTCCAACAACATATTTTGTCATTTTTGGATGATCGAAATAGACTTCTGAAATTGAACCATCGTTTAACTAATATGATCATTCAATTATATCCAAAATTTAAAGGATATTATGGTATAAAATTATATGCTTCAAAATTTCTTGAATTGTGTTTTAAACCAGAGTTATCTTGGATGAAAAAAAGATTTTCATCTGATGGTATTGAACGAGAATATCTAAACACAAAAGTCATTGAAATTAATGATAAACTTCGAAATAACTACATGATAAATAAGTATAATTTTAAGAAATATCCATGTAAAATATATGGATTTACACTCCAAGTTGTAATTACAGCTGGCCATTTTCATCCAACTTTTGCCATAGAATTTCCATATAATAATTTAAAACAATTTCCATTATTTCAATCGTTGGAAAAAAAGTTGGGAAAAGCACAATGGATTAGTTGTACATGTTTTGGATGTAAACGATTCATTTACTAAAATTAATTTACGTTTGTATTCTTGGCATTTAAATTTTAGTTTTTCTAAAAACGATCCATGACTTAACAACAACATCCTTCTTGTTATCTTTGAATGTATACTTGAATTTTTATTGGACATTTTCTTACATCCAAATTTTGGAATGATAATTGTTTCAAAGTTTTTGCAAAGAAAATTTGCTGTTTTCCAATGAAGATCCATAACCGCATTTTTTATTTTGGTTCTCAATAAAAACTGACGATTTTTTAAGTTCTTCCTGGTTCTTTTTTTATTTTTTAATTTTGAAATTATTGAATTGATTTTATCTATTTGTTCTGCATGTCTTAATAAATTTTTTTCTACAAATCCATCTCCTATTTTTCCTACAATCCCATCTGGTGAATAAAAAGTTTGGAACGTTCTGACTCCTGGATCCAATGAGACACATTCATAATTGGATATTTTATCTATTGGACTTGATTCGATTGTCAACAATAAATAATATTTTCCAGGTTTATATCTGATTATTTTTGAATTATTTGTTATGTTGTCGTTTATGTTTTTTTGATACCAACGTTTCATTTTGTTTCTTATTCTTGTTTTTCCTAATTTTTTTCTTTTGAAAATCGTGATTTCTTTTTTAATGGCTCTTTTATCGATATGAAAAAACTGTGTGAGTTGTTTTCGAGACTTAAACCCCATTTCAAAGGAATCTATATTTCCATTTTTGAAATTTGTGATGGCTGCTTTGTAGGCAGCTATAAAATCATTAATAACCAGTTGTCGAGTGTCGTATGGAATATCTTCCAACCATGAATTTTTCTTAATAAATTCCTTGGTGAACAATTCTGATTTTTTTCTTAAAGAACCAATATTTAAAGCAAATCCATAATCAATCTTTGTGTTAGAATGTTTTTTACAGAAATATGTTTTGTCAATGGTTTGACCACAGTACTTTTGTGTTTTTTTAGTAAAGTGACAACATCCTTTTTCAGCTTTTTTTTTCAAGAGTTCATGAACAATTTTAGAATTGTTTTTTACAAACTCAACAATTTTATTGTATATGAATCGGGTTGTCCCAAAACATTTATTATAGTATTCCTTTTGTTTCTTTGTTGGATAAATTCGTATCCTTCTGGTTTTTAAGATAACTTCTTTTTCCATAGTAGCGGGCGGAGAAAACTGTGATGATTGACATAAGGTCTTCTGATAATTCTTCATGGGGAGATTGATATTCTTTTGTGGATAAGCTGACAAGTTTGGAGTTGAATCGTTGAAAAATGTTTTGAAAAAGTTCAAAGTTAAACCTTGTGAATCGGTCTTTTGAGGCAACCACAACTTCTTGGACATTTCCATTAAAGAGTTTGTCCAGAAGGGAATTAAAACCTTTTCTTTTTGGATTGAGTCCAGATCCAATATCCGAGATAACGATGTGGTTTGGGAATTGTTTTTGGAGGAAGTTAATTTGGTTTTGTAGCTCAGTCTCTTGTTTTTTAGAAGAGACTCGAGCATAAAGGAAGGATTGTTTATCTGTGTGGTTCGTTTGAGATGGAATAAAATATCTTCTGTGGCCACCTTTTGTTCGATTTGTTTTGATTTTAAGATTTCTAGCCCAGCGTCGTAAAGTGTCATCGGAGACTTGATAATGTTTCCTAGCTTGTGAAGGTGTAACATACATAGAGAGATAGTATATAATGTATAGTTATGTTTAAGTATAAATAAATGGTTTAAGTAGTTTTACATAGATTTAAAACTACAGT